AGCCGATGACCCTGAGGCATTCACCATGGGAGCGTTTCCATGGGGAGAGCCTGGCACTGTTTTAGAGAACTTCTCCGGCCCGGATGAATGGTCCCGGGTCCTTATGCGGAAGATAAAGGCCAGACTGGTTAACATAAACGAGGCCATTCAGATCGCGACGGCCAGTGGCCATGGGATTGGGAAGTCCGCCACCGTCGCTTGGATCATTCTCTGGGCCTTTACTACCTTCCCCGACATGCGCGGGACTATTACCGCCAACACCGAATCACAGCTGAAGACCAAGACTTGGGCCGAGCTTGGGAAGTGGTTCAATCTCTGCTGGTTCTCCCGCGCGCATTTCACCCTCACCGCTACAGCGCTATTCGCCAAAGACCCCGACCGAGAGCGGACTTGGCGGATCGATGCTATCGCTTGGTCGGAGAAGAACCCAACCGCATTCGCCGGGTTACATAACCAAGGCAAGCGGATTCTTCTAATCTTCGACGAGGCGTCGGAAATCCACGATATCATCTGGGAAACGGCCGAAGGCGCGTTGACCGATTCTGACACCCAGATCATCTGGTTAGTATTCGGCAACCCGACCCGGAACCTCGGCCGATTCCGCGAATGCTTCCCCGGCGGAATCCACTCTGACTTCTGGGACTGCACCCAGATCGATTCCCGATCCGTTAAGATCACCAACAAATCCCGGTTTGAGAAGTGGATTCGCGCCTATGGCGAGGATTCCGACTTCGTCAGGATTCGTGTCCTCGGCCAATTCCCACGCCGCGGCGAGATGGAGTTCTTCGCGCTGGAAGACATCGAACTGGCCATGTCCCGCGACCTACCTTACACCGACCGATCCACCCCACTCGCTATTGGCGTTGACGTGGCTCGCTACGGCACCAACAGCTCAGTCATCTATCCTCGAAAGGGCCGCGATGCTAGAACTATCGAACGTAAGTCTTATTCCGGCGTGTCCACCTCTGAGCTTGCCAATCGTGTCTTCGAATCATGGCTGGCATGGAGGCCAGATGGAATCTTCATCGATGGCGGCGGAGTGGGCGGAGGTGTGGTCGATCAATGCCGGGAGAAGCGTCTCGTTGTCCATGAGGTTAACTTCTCTGGCAAGGATGATGTTACAGGAATCCTCTTCGACACAGTCGGCGAACAATACTACAACAAGCGCGCGGCGATGTATGGAGCGCTAAGGTCTTGGCTAAAAACCGGCGCCATTCCGGAAGACCCGGACCTTAAGAAGGCCATGCTGGCCGTTCGCTACACGCACCTAAAGGAGAAGATTCTCCTAACCCCGAAGGAGGATTTAATGGACGACAATCCCGGCCTGATCCTCGATGATCTCGATGCCCTGGCCTTGACCTTCGGCGGGCCACTCGCGGCCAACGCTTGGGCCGGTGGGGAATTCCCGCATAAGGACCCAGTCGAAACTGAATGGGAGCCATTCGAAAGGATAGCCATATGACCTCTCCCATATCCGGCCTATTCGCTTCATTCGGCGCTGGCACCCCGGCCCACCAACGAAGGGAAGAGATGATCGCAGCGCAGCAAGCGGCGGCTCAAGAGGCCCAGCTTGTGCAAGCGATTCCGCAAATGCTCCCGAAGCAACAGGAACCGGCCGCAGCGCCGGTGACACCGGCCGGACCAGCCCGGACCCCAACTGGCCCGAGTCAATCATTCCTTTCCGCCGCCGCCGCAGCTCCGCAGCAGCAGAACGTGGGCGCTAAGACCCTCTTAGGAGCGTAGCATGCAAGTCCCGGCTAGCGAAAGCGATAACGTTGTTCCGATGTTCGCTCGGCCGATGCCGCCGGATCATTTCCTGCTCATGGCCGCGAGCCTCATGCACGCACAGGGTCGGCTTTTCGCTCCAGGCTCTACCCTCGACCAAAATCTTCCGGATAATTCGCGGAAGGAACTGGCCGCGAATGTTCCAGAAGGCTGGTCGAAGAACATCGAAGATATACGCGATCCGGATAAAGGCTTCATGGGCAAGACGCCGGATGTCAGCAGCCATGGCGGTTCGGCCACTCCCGGCTCAGCGGTTAAGGGAGGGCTGTTCAGATATCGCCAGCGCGATGAAGGCATGACAGGGGATGCTCCTGAAACAGCCCTAACGCCCGATCCTCGTCCTCGCCGCCCGGGTGTGGAGCGCCTGAGGCCTATGAAGAAGATAGAACCCAAACAACGCCAAGAACCTACCGGAGTCTCATGACCACCGAGTCTGACCTACGCTATCGCCGCTATTGCGAAGGCCGATTGATCGGCGAGCGCGTGAATCGCTATTCTTGGTGGGTGCATTGGCGCGAACTGGCCGACTACTTTCTCCCCCGGAGGTATAAATGGATTATAACCCCAAATCAGTTGGCCCGTGGCTCGCCGATCAACCAGCACATACTCGACTCTACGGGTGTGATATGCGCCCGGAATTTGGGTTCAGGTCTGGTATCTGGCAAGTCCTCCCCAACGCAGCCATGGTTCCGACTGAGAATCGGCCGGCTAGACTCTACGGAGACAACTCCGGTCAGCCTGTGGTTAGCGGAAGTGGAACGGCTCCTGTATCTGATATTCAGCGAGAGTAATTTCTACAACTCCATCGCGGTGTTTTATTTCGACTTAGTTGTCTTTGGCACAGCTTCGATTTTGGTCTACGAAGACTTTGAGAATGTTATATACTGTATCAATCCCTGCCTCGGCGAATACTACGTCGACCTCGATGGGAAGTATCGGCCGAGGGTTTTCATGCGCGAATTCACCCTCACCGTCGATGCCTGCGTGGACCAGTTCGGTTTCGACAACGTCTCCGATCCGATCAAGCAACTCTACGAAGACCAAGCCGGCGCCAACCGAACCAGAGAACTGATCATCGCGCATATTATAGAGCCCAACGACGATGGCAAAGCCAGTGAATTCGGCTACTCCACTCGGTTCCCAGTCCGGGAAGCGTATTGGGAATGGGGCGGTTCGACGGGGCCGCAAGGCGGGGTTGCTGATCCGAAATCATTCCTCCGCAAGTCCGGCTTCTATGAGCCTCCTGCGATTACTGGCCGATGGGACGTGGTCTCCAATGATGCCTATGGCCGGTCCCCGGGAATGGATGCGTTACCTGATCAGAAGCAATTACAGCTTGAAACCCGCCGCAAACTTCAGGCCATTGACAAGATGGTCAATCCGCCCCTTGTGGCCGATGTTCAGCTCAAGAACCAACCGGCCAATCTCACTCCCGGCGGAATCACATACATCCAAGGCTTCCAAGCGGCCGGCAAGCCCGGCTTTGCCTCGGCTTATGAAACCAAATTCCCGGTTCAGGAAATCACCGCCGACTTGGAGATGGTCAAGCAACGCCTCTCCCAGACTTTCTTCAACGATGTACTTAGAGTGGCCTCGCAGTATGAAACCCGGTCGAATGTAACGGCCGTGGAATGGGACCTGAGGAAGTCAGAGTCTTTGGTCATGCTCGGCCCTGCGCTTGAGCGCATCGACAACGAAGTCCTGAAGCCGATCATCGAACGCGTGTTCGGGATCGCCAATCGGGCCGGGATTCTCCCACCCGCGCCAGCAGAGCTGCAAGGGAAGATGATGAACATCGAATTCGTCTCGATGCTCGCGCAGGCCCAGGCGGCGACGAAGGCGGCTTCGATCGAACGGGTCCTGTCGATGGCCGGCAACCTCGTTGGGGTGGTCCCGGAGATTATGGACAACATCGACACGGACTATTCCCTAGAGAAGATGTCCAGCCTGCTCAACAACGATCCAAAGATGATTAGGTCCAAAGATGCCCTCGCGCAAATCCGCCAACAGCGGCAGCAGCAGAACCAACAGGCGCAGCAAGCGGCTATTGCTCAACAGCTTTCTCAAGGCGCCAAGAACCTCTCGCAGGCGGATGTTGGCGGAGGCCAGAACGCGCTACAGGCGCTCATGGGTGGCCAGGGCGGCGGCGGACCTGGTGGCCCTGTCGGACCTGGTGGCCCAGGCGGAGGACCTGGCCAATGACCTACGACGCCTCAAATCGGAAAGACATTCGCCGCGCAGAAAAGCGCGCCCAACTCCTAGAGCGCGAGAGGATCGAGTTCCTCACCGTGGCGATGCGAACAATCCAAGGCCGGAGGTTCTTCTACAACATCCTCGAATTCTGCCACATATTCAACGACCCGTTCACCGGCAACGCCCTGCACGAGGCCTATGCCAAGGGCGAGCGGAATGTTGGTTTGAAACTATACTCTGATATAGTGAATTTCTGTCCCGATGAATTCGTCGCCATGATGCGCGAAGCACAAGTCCAGGAGATACCCGATGAGCGGAGCCCCAGAGAACCTGACGACACCGACGCCGACACCGCCCTTGGCCAATTCGCCTGAGGCCCGGACCCCGACCGGAGAGATCAAAGATGCCAACACGCCTCCAACGCCTACCCCGGAAGCCCCGAAGCCCCCGGAAGTTCCGCCTGCGCCCACCGGGCAGCAAGAACCCCCCGAGTCCTACACTGAATTCAAAGCCCCCGAGGGATATAAGCTCGCCGCCCAACTCGTCACCGAGGCCACTCCTCTCTTCAAAGACCTCAAGCTGACGCAGGATCAGGCCCAGAAGCTCGTTGATTGGTATTCGAAGAACCAGATCGCGATTCAGAAGCAGATCGATGAATCGGTGTCGAGTATGCGCAAGGAATGGAAAGACGGTTATACTAACCATCCAGACCTCGCCGGAAAGCTGGAAACCGTCCGCACCGATATCGGCCGAGCGTTGATGGTCCAGAACTCTTCCGGCCAACGCGTTATCGACGCGGCGCTGGAAAAGGATTTCCGCGATGCACTCGACCTAACCGGCGCCGGCGATCATCCGGCCGTTATCCGAGTGCTGAGCAAATTCGCCGGCCTTGTAAACGAAGGAAAGCATGTCTCTGGCGGTGGGCCATCGCCTCTTGGGCAGACCCCAACCGGCCAAGTGCCCCGACCTTCGCCCGCAAAGGCCATGTATCCGAACCTTCCCTCTTCGACCACCTGAGCCCCTAAGTGGGATGAACGGTAGCCCCCAGATCAGGACCGAGCCACTCGAACAATAGGAACCAAATATGGCTATCATTGGCGCAACGGCCCTGACCTATGCGGATTGGGCCAAACGGATGGATGACGGCTATCGAGTCGCCTCCATCATCGAACTACTTTCGCAGACGAATGAAATCCTCGATGACATGTTGGTCGTCGAAGGGAACCTGCCAACCGGCCATAAAACCACAGTCCGGACAGGACTGCCCCAGGCCACTTGGCGCTTGCTCAACACCGGCGTCCCGAACGCCAAATCAACCACCGCGCAGATCGTCGACACCGTCGGGAATCTCGAAACCTACGCGGTGATCGACAAAGACATCGCCGACCTCAACGGTAACACCGCTGAGTTCAGACTCTCGGAGGTTCGGGCATTCCTCGAAGGTATGTCCCAACAGGTCGCGGCCACGCTGATCTATGGGAACCAGTTCGCTAACCCCGAACGGTTCACCGGGTTTGCCCCGAGATATTCGACGATCAACCCGGCCAACTCACAGACCGCTGCGAACATCCTCGCTGGAGGCGGTTTGTCTAACACCAACACTTCCCTCTGGCTCGTTACGTGGGGCTCAGACACCCTCCACGCAACATTCCCAAAGGGAAAGATCACCGGCCTTCAACATAGGGACATGGGCGAGTGGCCGGTGCAGGATGTCTCCGGGAACACTTACCAGGCCTATCGGGACCACTTTAAGTGGGAAATCGGCCTGGTCCTCCGCGACTGGCGCTATGCGGCCAGAATCTGCAACATCGATGTCACCCAGCTCACCGGTGTCTCAGCGGCGAACCTGATCAACCTCCTCGTCCGCGCGCTGTATCGGATGCCGACCGCTCCTGCGGCCGCTACCGCCGTCCAGACCTCCGACACCCCAGAAGTTCGGGCGAACATGGGCCGCGTGGTGATCTACGCCAACCGCGTTGTCCGCACCTACCTCGATCTTCAGGCCATGAACAAGACCAACGTCCTGCTCCGGCTCGAAGAATTCGAAGGTAAGGTCATCACCACCTTCCGTGGCGTCCCGATCCGGACCTGCGACGCAATCCTCAACAACGAAGCACAGGTGACGTAATGATCCTCGAAGGACTGCTCCAATTCGACAACGCGGCCTCTTTGGTCCACGCTACCGGAACCTACACCTCGACCAATGTCCTGGACCTTGGGCTAGTTGGCCTCCCGACTTCGGCCGGTGGAGGCGGCGCTAGAGACCTTGGTATCGGCGATGACCCGGCCCTCAAGATGCTGGTTCAAATCGCCACTACTGTCGCTGGCGCTGGCGCAACGTTGCAAGTGGTTCTCCAGGGAGCGCCAGATAACGGCTCTGGCGCCCCTGGCACGTGGGCCTCATGGTGGGCCTCGCCGGTCTACGCTCTCGCCTCTTTGGTTCAGGGCGCCCGGCTCTATGACATGGACCTTCCCAGGCCTCCACTGGACCAGCCGATCCCTCGGTTCCTCCAGCTCAACTATGTCGTTGGCGGCGCTTCTATCACCGCTGGCGCCATTTCCTCCTTCATCGTCCTCGATCGCATGGATCAGCCAGAGCAGGCTAACGCAGTCATGGGCGGCTATCCGCCCGGGCTCACGATCCCGAATTAATGGAGGGATCAATGAAGAAGATTCTGGGGGCCCTAGCGGCCCTCCTCCTCACCGCCCAAGCGGCGCCGAATATCACCGGCCAGGAGTGTTGGAACGCTGGCCAAGGCCCCGGCGGACCATCGGCCGGGTATCTTTGCACGTTCATGGTCCAGAACTCGCAAGGGGTCCTGACCACCGCCCTCACCGCCCCGATGACGATGTCGCAGTCGGCTTCTGACATCATCATCACCGCCCAACCGGCCGCGGCCGCCAACATCACCCTTCCGCCATCCCCGCTCAACGGCCAGATTGTGGAGGTGGTGAATGGCACTACCGCCGCCTTCGCCACTAACGTCTTCTCTATAGTGCCCTCGGGCTCGCAGACCATAGTGGGCGGAAATATCGCCCTCACCACCCTCGCGGCCGGTGCCTCGAAGGAACTGCGCTATGTTCAGGCAACGAACACCTGGTATCCATTGAGGTAGCAACATGAGACCGATCCTCTGTGCCTCCTTGGTCGGTCTCCTGTGGCTGGGGCTGAGTTCTCCCGCTCGGCCTCAGACCTCAATCTCTGGGCCACCGAACCAAATCCTCTGCAACCGGGCGGCTATAATGGCCGTTGGGCCGACGACTGCCCAACAGCTCGTGGCGCCGATCTCTCAGCCGGTTTCGATGACCATCTACATTTGCGGATGGCATGTGACCAACACCGGGCCGAATGGCACATTCACGATCACCACCGGGACCCAGACCACAACCCCATGCGACACTGGCACCACCGCAATCACCCCGGCGTTGAATGTGTCCTCGACGGCCCCGTCGACCGATCACCAAGGTTTCGCCATTACTCAATCGAATCGCGGCGATGGCCTTTGCTTCACTCCTTCCGTAGGCACCATAGCCGCGATAGTCTATTACGCCCAATTCCCGTGAGGATGCCATGCGCAAGTTACTCCTCGCAAGCGTCTCGGTCATAGCCCTTCGAGCGGCGGAAGCGCAGACTATTCCGCCGCCGGGAATAGCGGCCATCGCCGGGGCCTATTTGGCCACACCGCCGACCTGCAATCCAGGGTATTATTGTCAGATTCAGGTCGATGTTAACGGGAACCTGAAGACCACCGGGTCTTTCTCGGCCACCATCACCGGCTTTACTCCGAACGGAAACTACGCAACCCTCGCCGTTACTACCACCACGGCCAATGTGCTCATGCCAGTCGGCGCCACGGTGATTGTCTACAACACCGGCGCATCGGCCGTGTTTGTGAAGCTTGGTGTCGCCGGGGTCACCGTCACCCCTACCACCGGCGACCAAGTGGCTCCCGGCGGTGCCCTTGCGCTCACCGTCGGGGCCAACACTACCATCGCGGCCATAACCGCCGCCGGAACTTCGTCGATCAACCTCTCCGCGGGCACGGGCATTTGGTCTGGGACCGGAGGTGGTGGAGGCGGCGGAAGCGGCGGAGCGGTGACCATCGCCAACGGCGCCGATGTGGCTTTGGGCAACACGGCCGACGCACCATACGCAGGCGGTGGTGGAGCAGCGAGCGTTGTGGCGGCACTTAAGGGGGTTTACAACGCTATCACCATCTCCTCCCTCCCGGCCGGAACGAATTCCATCGGCGGTGTGACGGAAGCCAATGGCGCCAACATCGCACTCGGAAACACGGCCGATGTGGCCTATGGTGGCTCTGGAACTTCGTCAGTGGTCGCGGCCCTTAAGGGCATCTACGCCGCCACTGTCGCGAATGCTCCAGCAAATCAGCCCTACCAACCCTCCACCACAACCGGCAACATCGCGGCCGCCAACACAACCGGGATCAATCTCAAAACCACCTCAGCGAACCTCTACGGGGCGCAGCTATCCGGCATCGGAGCTGTTCCGGCGTATGTTAAAATCTACGACCTCTCTACCGTTCCGGTCTGCGGCTCTGGAACCCCGATCAAGCGCCTAATGATCCCCGCGGCCCCGGGCGGGACTTCCCCGCCACCGCCGCCGGTTCAGTCGCTCCTGCTCATCGATCCGTCGGGTAACGGCTACGTTCTGCTAGAAGACAACTCCTCGCGGGTTATTCTGGAACCCGTCGCAACCTCCCCGCCCCCACCGCCTACAACCTCCATCGGCGCCATCGCCAACGCAACCTTCGGCCCTGGAGTGAAGACGGTCAACGGCCTTGGCTACTGTGTTACTCTCGGCATTGCCGACAACGATTCTACCGCCCCTCCGGCGGCTACTTACTTAGTAAACCTCGATTGGAAGTGAGGCGATCATGACTCAACGCAAATTCCGTGGAACGCGTCGCTTCATCGAAGGGACGCTTAAGTTGGCCGACAGGAGCAGAAGAGTTACCCGTCGGTCGGTATCGCTGGGCCTTCTTGGCAGCGTCATCGCCGGCAAGGCCTTGGCCGATTCCACCATCACCAACCTACCCGCCGCCTCGGCCTTGTCGAATTCGGACCTGTTCATTGTCACCCAAGGCGGTGCTTCGAAGAAGGCCACCGGCGCCCAGGTCGGTGCGCTAGCGCCGGCAACCGGCGGTGGCTCTGATCCGTATGATTTCGACAGCAAGGCCCAGGCCACGGCCGCAACTATCGCTGGAACGGTCAACTACATCCGCATCGCCGGGTATACCAATCCCGGCGACGGCGGAGCAAGCATGTATCGCCGAGTCACCGCCCAGCCCGGCCATGCGCTTTGGATACATTCCACTGACGGAACGTATTGGGAATGGTGCGGCGACGCTGGCGGGATGAAGATTCTGGTCCCAGAAATGGCCGGAGCTGTCGGCGATGCGGCATGGTCCGAAGGAACCGCCGGTTCTTGGACCGGGACCGACAACACCGTTGCGCTTCAGAACGTCATCGACGCGCATATGTATTTCGGCCTTGCGGATCGAGTGAGCTTCCGGGGATTTACCAGGACCGCGGTGAACCTCACCGGCTGCTACCGAACCACCACCTCGCTCCAGCTCGGCTATGGTGATGCGTTCAGGACCTGTCGCCTAGAAGGTCCAGGCCGAGCGATCGGCGCCGGTTACGCACCTTTGATCCTTTGCGACTTCACCAACGCCCCTGCCGTCTGCGTCAACGGCGGCCGCGACACTATGATCACCGGCATTAGTTTCTGGGGCCGGTTGTGGGACTGGATCAACAACAACAACATGGGCCTGGTGGGCGGTGCTCTCAACGACGACAGCATCGCAGCGAATTGGGTAGGCACGGCCTCTGGTGGCCCGACCATGTCAGCAGCGGCCGATACCCAATACACGCAGTATTGTGGCATCTGCATCGATCCCTACTCCGGCCCAATCCCCTCGCCAGCTTACCCCAACTTCACTCGGCCATCTTACGCGGGTGGCGGGACGATGTATTCCACGGTCGGTCTGACGACCAACACCGGCAACCAGACCCCGTCCTCAAACACCTTCATGCGCAACTGTGGCTTCCACGGGTTCGTTGTAGCCGTTGCTTGCCAGACATCAAACTGGGATTCCAACGGCGACTTCACTCGCACCGACAACTGCGTCTTCGAGAACAACAAGGTCTGCATCGGTGTCGGCAACACCCAATCCCGCGAAGTCGCTTCGCAGGGCTGTAGCTTTGCCAACGCTTATGTCATCTGGGACGGAAATACTTATGGCCATCAGGCCGGTAAGATCGGTGGCCCACAGCTCGGCTGCGATGGTTCGGGATGCATGAACGTCGTCAACATTGGCTCGACATCAATCTCCGCCCCATTCAGCCTCGTTACGTTCTACATCGAGGCCGGGTATAAGATCGGCCTTATCAATGCCGGGTCCGGGTCCGAGACTTCGATCGGCTTCTATGACTGTCAGTTCGACTTTTCGGCCCAAAACCCATCCTACACCCGAGGCATTCCGCTCGTGATGCTCGACGGTGGTAACCAGGCCATTGGCCTTCGATTCGTCGGCGGTGTGATGACGAACTATTGGTCCGTGTTCACTACCTCCTACATGTCGCCGGATATCACCTTCGACGGCACACGTTTCCAATGCCAAGTGCTCCGCTATGGAACTGGTGGTCCGGTCGGTAGTGGCAACGGGGCTGCGTATAAATGCCTTGCCTCTAACGCCACCTGCCAAGGCATCATCATGGCGCGTTGGAACAACCTCAACGAGCGCCAAGCGAAGCAACGCGTTGCATTTGAACAGACCAACGTCGACACCGTGGCCAGTTTCTACTCTAACTGGTCGGGGCCGAGGCAGCGCTATGCCGCCAGGCCACAGTGCGCCAGCTACTTGGCCGACCGGCTCTGCGCCAGTGGCCAACCCGACGATGATGGGGTGATCAATCCCCAAGTCCGATGGATCACGACCCTTGACAAGGGTTCCCTCGGAACGCCCACCAACGCCAATTCCGGCGGCAAACTAGTCCTAACCTTCACCATGCCGGCCGGCAACACACCGGCCACGATATTCCAAAATGGCCCAACCAATGGCGACTGTATCTGGGACGATTCAACCGGGACTGTTTGGTGGGTTCGGTCAGTGTCCGCTGCCTCGCCGCCGGTGATCACCGCGGTTCAGCAGAATAACTACAAGACCGTCGGTGGCGTGGCCCAGGCCATTACCCCGATCGCCTTCACCGCTGGAACGTATTTCTGGATACTCGTCTCCAGGTTCTACACCCCAACCACCTACACCGTCGGGAACTTCTCCACCACCGCGGCCACGATCACATCCGTCGGCGCCCCGCAAGGCGGAAACTCTTGGGTCACCACCGACATCAAAGTCGGCGATTTGATCTGGAATGACGACTGGAGATCGAATCAGTTCTCGGCCGTGAATGGCACCCTAACCGCCGTCACTGCCGCACAGCTCACTATGTCTGGCAACGCTAACATCGCCGGCACAGCGGTCCCGCTACGATTGTTTGTCCGAACTGCTCCGGCCAACAGCGCGGTGAACTGACATGAAAGCGCTAATCGCAGCCCTCCTCGCAACCGCTGCTTGTCTCTGTCTCCCGCCTTCGGCCCATGCGCAGAATGTGACCTGCGCCACGCGGCCACAAGGAGATTCGACCAACGCCTGCGCCAGCACAGCGTTCGTCCAACAGGCCTTGAGCGGGGTCCAGGTGTCCCCGCCGCTCTGTGTGGTCAGCGGAAACCTAACCGTCTGCCCCAACCCACAGTTCGGCGTGTCGGTCACTGTCGCCAACCCAGGCGGCTCGTCTACTTTAGCCCTGGAGAATGGAGGGCCTAACTACGCTAATGTCATTGCGGGCTACACCGGGTCCATTACCCCGTCGCTTCGTTGGGGCGTGTTTCTAGGCGACTCGGCGCCTGAGGGTCCTGGCAACGTGGGCTCGAATTTCGCCATCAACGCCTACAGCAACACCGGGGGTTATATCGGCCAGCCGTTTAATATCAACCGCTCTAACGGCGAGGTGGTTCTAGGTAGTGGATTCCCGAACGCGATTATGGCCCTCAACCACGCCCTTGGCCCAGGTGCCAGCGCCCTTCAAGGCTGGACCAATGGGATCCTACGGTGGCAGCTCCAGTTCGGTAACGCGGCCGCGGAATCTGGCGGGAATGTTGGGTCGGATTTTGGGGTCTACAGCTACAACGACTTCGGGGCCTATCTCGGCAACCCATTCTCGATCAATCGCGCCACCGGCATCGGCAGCTTCTCCAACGGCCTCCAGGCGCCGACTTGGTCTTGCGCCGACAACTCCGGCAACGCAGCCACGACCGCCTATGTCCACAATTGCTCCAACGGATTCTACACCAACCCGAAGTTCGCGGGAGCTGTTAACATCCCAATCGCCAACCGCCTCTCGGTCTTCGCGACCGGCGCCGATACTGGAGTTAGATGCGACGGTTCGACCGATGATTGGTATGCCCTTCAGACCTTAATCAACGGAGTCTCGAACCAATACTTTGGCGGCATGATCGTTCTTCCGAACGGGCTCTGCGTTCTTTCGAATACCCTAACTCTCCCGTCGCACGTCTACCTCGTCGGCCAAGGTAGGGACAATACCGTTCTCTACAACACCGCTGGCGATGGCGCGACGATGATTTACATCGCCAACGCGAGCTATGTCGCTGTTAGGGACATTCAACTCCAACATTCCACTTTCCAGACCGTTGGGCAGACTATCTACGTCGCCAATTCCTCTCACGTCCTTCTCGACAACTTTGAAACCTACGGATCGAGTTGGGGCGTAGCTTGGGAAGGTGGCGCGAGCCAAGATATCGGCTATATCCACAACTTCTACATGCTTACCCGAAACGGGATATTGGTGGGGAATGATAACTCGGGCGTTGTTGGCGATCTCGACATCGACCACGGCCGAATTATCGCCGGCGGCGGCTATACCGGCGGCTGGGGAATTTGGCTGGACAACACCAACGCCATCCGGGTCACCAACGTCAACGCCACCGGGTTCAGCACCGGCATTGGGATCGGGCTTTATCCATCGGCCGGCCATAATACTCAATACACCTTCCTCGAAAACGACATATTGACGTTCAACTCCGAGGGCATGCTCATTCAACCCTCCGTTGGCACCGGAATTTACTACGTCAAATTGACCAACGTCATCGCCGGCGCCAGTGCGGGGAATGGGTTTCAGATCAACTGCAACGTAGCCTCGTCGCTTTGTGGCGCGTTCCAGTTCGACAGCCCGTTGATGTGGCGAAACCAAGGCCATGGGATGTTTGTTGATTCGACCCAAAGCATGTCGATCTCCAATGGAATGGCCTGTAATAACAGCTGGACCCACCCTAACTCCTCCAGTGGTCTGTGGATCAACAACAACACTCAGCATGTCATGGTCACTGGCGGGCAGTATGGCGGCTGCGATCCTAACGGTGGCACGGAGCAACAGGCCTATGGTATCACTATAGGTGTCGGGGCCTGCTACATCATGCTCCTCGGCATCGACCTGTCGACCAACATAACCGGCCCATATCAAAACGCCTCTGCCTGCGGCAACGTCTCGATCGCCTACGTTTGGTAAAGGAGAACCGAATGGCCAGATGGAAGCTCGCTACCCCTCACTATCTCCATTGCGTGGATGCTACTGAATGGGAGTATCAGGAAACCGACCGAGGGTCCGGCCGACAGATTCGGAAGAAGTTCACTGTCCCGCGCTATGTCGATCCAAAGGACCCAATGGATTGGACTAACCGTTGGGGGCCACAAGGAAACACGGAGGGCGAGGTGATTGTCTGCCTGCCTAACAAAGGCGAGCGGCATGACTTGGCCTTCCTCGGCGATCCCACGCCAGACATGATCCCGGTCGACGATGAAGCTCGGGCCATTTCGGCCGGTTTCGAAGACCGCTGGAAGTTCAAGCCCGACACCGACATGCCGGGGAATTATTCCCAATCCATCGTCGACCGGTTCGAAGAGGCGATGGCATCGGCCCAGGCCAATCAGGCCCCGGTTAGGATCGAAGGGATGGACCAGTTCATGGTCACCATGGCCTCGATTCTTCAACAGAATTCCGAACTCATCAAGGCCCTGACCGCCAAACGTCGAGCGGAGCCTGAGCTTCCGCTGGAACAAGCGGTCGATGACCTCGAACCTCTCACCGACTTCACCCCTGAGGAAAATTCCCGGGCCAGTAGGCGAGGCCTCTAATGTTCATCCAGTCCAACCCAGGCGGGGCCATCACCGGATCAATAGCCTCCGGCGGGTTGGTCTACGCTTTCAACTCCATCTCAACCACCCCTCAACCGATCCTCTCGCCCGACCCCGCGCGGGTGTCAGTGACCTTCCACAACCCTGGGCCGGTGGATATATTCATCGGCCCGATGATGATCCAGAATTCTGGCTCGGATTCTCCGCTGGTCCCAAACGTGGCGCTTTTGGGCGGATGCTTCCGGGTCTATGCGAATGGTGGCGCCCTCACCCTAACCGGCGAAGTCCAGAAGCAATGGCAAGCCTTCTCGGCGAGTGGTGTCAACAACCCCTTAACCGTAGTTATGTCAAGGATCTAACCATGCCCCCAAAATCCGAACAACAGCGCAAAGCCATGGCCGCGGCTATGAGCGGCAAGAGCACCCTCGGCATCCCGAAGAAAGTCGGGAAGGAATTCATAGCCGCTGATAAAGGCGGCAAACTCCCGAAGAAGGCCCCGAAAAAGAAATGACCGTTGCAGATTCACTAGAACGAATGGCCAGGGACATCAAACACCTCCGGTCGATGATGACCCGAATCGCCAATGCTATCGATGAGGCCCAGAGCGAAGTGCCGGAGAAGATGCGGCGGTTCACCAACTACATGCATGACATCCATGATGTCACTTACATGTATGAACAGCGCGGGTTGGTCATCCCGGCCTGGATCGCCAGAGAAATGGAGCGCTGTGACGACAGGCTCCGTCAACTCCTCGAAGACCTCCACGCTGATGCTGGAGCCTTCGAGCAGGTGAGAAGGGAGATGACCGAGCGGGGCGGGAACCGTTGGGACCATACTAGATTTCTACCGAAAGGAACCAAGAATGAAGCAGGGAACGAGTAAGACCTACGCCGACCACAAGGTCGAGCCGAAGGCCCACCATGTGAGCATCGACAAGGTGTCTGAGATCGGTGTCCACCAACACCGAACAAAGCACATTGAGCTATATAAGGGTCGGGGCTACGAGGCCCCTAAGACCGGGGTTACACAGCATCATTGTGGATCACAAGGGAAACATTAATGGACTGGACAAAGGCATGGACGCTCGTCGAGCTCTATACCAAGCTGCCGAGCGTTCCCAACACCGACACGCTTATGGCGGCGGTGCAGATAGAGCTATCTGAACTCGACGACGAGGCCGTGCCTATTGTCGAGGAATGGAATGCTCGGCCGAAGGAAGTGGTCGAGAAACCGATCGAGTATACTATGGGAGAAGGCGGGGACCCTTACGCCGGCAACGAGCCCAAGCCGATGCCCACGAAGGTGGGCCCTCCAGGGACTCGTCGCTACCCTTCTGGGGAGCCGGTTCCTTATCCCCCGCCGGAGGGCGAGAAACCGGCCGAAGAAGTGGAGCCTGGGAGTGCCTACCCGCCGGACATTCGGGAGCCGGAGGTGGCGCCGATTCCGACCTATTCGCCGGAAGAGATCGCGCCAATCCCTACCCCGAAGCCGGAGGACATCAAGCCCATCCCGGCGATGGAAGAAGCGGCCCCTCAAGAGGAAAAGGAGAAACCCAATGGCCCGTGAACTTCATTCTGAATATGGCCCGGAGTCTAAACCCGGTGGCCGGCGCGCTGAGTGTGGCGGGGTTAGTGAAGCGAAGCCTCTCCCGTATGATCCGCCGAAAGGACCGGCCGAACACATGAGGGCCAAGCCGGGGCTCGGCGGGGATAACCATGGCAACAAGGGGACCCAGGGTAAACACTAATGACCGCTGTCCTTGACATCGCGAACCGAGCACTACAGGTCCTCGGGACCCGGACAACTGTGTCCGCGGGTGAGTTAGCTGGCAACACCTCGAATGAAGCGATTCAGGTCAACTTGGTCCTATACAACACCCTCTTCCGCCTACTCCGAATGGCGCCGTGGGATTGTGCAACGAAAACCGCGAATTTGGTCTATATCACATCCACCCCAGGGACCCCAGAAAACCCCGCCGCCCCCACCACCCTCTGGCAGCCGGGCCAGCCGCCGCCGCCGTGGGCCTACGAATACCAATACCCCTACGACTGCATAAGGGCGGTGTCGGTAATCCCGGCCACTCAGACCGGCTTTGCCTCTGGCATCCCGATCACCACCGCTGTCACTGGCGGAGCCCCGAGTTTCTGGCTCGGACCACCGGTGAAGTTCAAGGTCCAGACCGAGTCGCTTTACACCGTCTCTTCGGCCACAGTGGTCTCGCCGGGTTCGGGTCATGTTCCGGGGGAGGTCATAACCCTCCCGAGCTACTCCAAAGACTATCCCGGCTCTTCGCCAATGGGAACCCCGGCCCAGCTCGCAGTCCAAACCACCGATGCCTACGGTGGTGTGGCCACCGTCCTTCCGGTCCAACAAATCTATGGCGGGGCAAATAAAGGCGGTGGGAGCTACTTCTACGGCTATCCCAACCCTGTCCCGCAAGGATCGAGCAACGTCGGCGGCGTTGGGGCCAGTTTCAACGTGGTCTACAACGGGCCGTTTCAGCAACGCGTGGTTCTTTGTAACCAAGAATTCGCTACGCTCAACTACGTCTGCCGGATCACCGATCCAGAACTCATGGACGATCAGCTCCAAGAGGCCTGGGCCCATATCCTCGGCGCTAGGGTGGTCATGGCCTTGACCGGCGATAAGAAGCTGGCCAACTACTCCGTAGGCCTTGGCAACCAAATCATCGAAACCGCCCGAACCGGCGACGCCAACGAAGGCCTAACGATCAACGACATCACCCCCGACTTCGTGCGCGTGCGCGGGGTCGACTTCCCCGAACCTTACTCCGGTCCATTCGGCGGGTTCGAATGGGGCTCCATGTGGCCGATATTCGGGTGAGCCATGTCCGAGCTTGTAATCCAGGCCTCGTTCAACTCAGGCGAATGGTCGCCTAATCTTCATTCGCGGGTGGATGTAGCGAAGTATAAATCCGGCTCCGCTTTGATGCGGAATTGGTTCCCAGACTACCGCGGTGGCGCCAGCACCCGCATGGGGACCAAATGGATCGGGATGGGTTGGGGGATAGTCTACGGCCTCAACGAACAAATCCGGATGGTCCGTTACCAACTCTCCTCGACGGTTGGTTTCGCGTTGGAGTTTGGTCAACAATATATTCGGTTCTACTACCAAGGCGCCCCGGTCCTAGAGGGCGGCATTGGCATAACGGCCACTTACCAAAGTAACACGCTCATTATCGTTGCGCCGAACTGTGGCTACCGCAAGGATGACATTGTTTTCATCTCCGGCGTCGCCGGGATGTCGCAGATCAACAACCGCTACTACCGGATCATCTCGGCCACTGGCTACGGGCAGCTGAGCCTCGGAGACGTGATGGGAAATTGGGTCGATGCCACCGGCTTCCCGGCCTATGGCGGCGGCGGCACCATTCAACGGGTTTACCAAATCTTCACCTTCTATCAGTCCTGGGAACTATCTCAGCTCAAATTCGCCCAAAACGCCAACGAACTCATCATCTGCCATCCCAACCACCCGCCTAACTCCCTCTCCGAGGTCACTCCAACCAACTGGACCCTGGTCCCGATTATATTCGGCTCAGTGGTCCAAGGCCCGCCGATTATCACCTACCAAACCAGCCTTACCTCCGCCGGCTCGACCAACTACGCCTACCAACTCACGGCCATTGACCAGGGAGGGGATGAATCAGGCCCCGGGCCGGTCTTCAACATTGGGCCGATACAGGACATGCGGGTCACTAACGGAACCACCGAGCTTCAGTGGTATGTGACCCCAAACGCCATCGCCTATAACGTTTACAAATCCATGGTGTCCTACACCGGTGTTGTTCCGGTCGGGGTTCAGTTCGGCTACATCGGCCAAACCACCTCGACGTCTTTCGTCGACCAGAACATCGCCCCGGACATGACCATAACCCCTCCGGTCCAGAAGAATCCATTCTCCGGCTCCGGGGTTCAGTCAGTAACCATGACCGGTTGGGGCACCTACACTTACTGCCCCGCCGTGGACGCTATAGGCGATTGCTCCATCCCCGCCAGCCTCGGCGCGGTTCTCCAGGTCACCAGCTACACCATCGCGGCCGGTGGGTCGGGCTACGCGGTCGGCGATTTGGTCATCTTCACCAACGGCCTCCAGCTCCAAGTGACCGGCGTTGGGGGCGGTGGAGCCGTCACCGCTTTCAGCTCCCAATGGTATGCCCCGGCCGCTCCGGGCAGCGTGACCGGCTTCTTCGCCCCGGCCAACCCCATGAACCAGCTCAGCACATCCGGCTCTGGCTCTGGCGCCGCGGTGAACTCCACTTGGGGAGTGACGGAGGTCATCGTCTATTCCCCAGGCGTCGGCTATACCACCACGCCGAGTATCGTCTTCATCCCTCCAAGCGCCACGGCCAACGCTAACATGGGAGCGACAGGCACCTACCCCACCGTCCCGAGCTTCTTCCAACAGCGCTCCGTCTACGCGGCCCCGCCCGCGAGCCCGGCCACTTTCTTCATGTCCAGGACCGGGAACTACACCGATTTCGACATCTCCGTCCCCGTCCAGGCCGATGATGCCGTCACTGGCACCCTGGTTTCCGGAACTCTAAATTCCATCAAATCCATCGTTTCGGCCACTTCGGGCATGATTATCCTAACCGACTTCGCAACCTGGATCGTCAACGGCGGGACCTCTGGCATAGCCGTCACTCCGAGTTCCGTCGTTGCCAACGCCCAGAGCTATGTTGGCGCCAACGACATGCCGCCGATAGTGGCGAACTATGATGTTCTATACGTCCAAGAGAAAGGTGCCCAGGTCCGCGATCTCGCTTATAACATCTACTTCAACGTGTTCACCGGAACTGAAATCTCCATCCTCTCCAACCACCTCTTCTACGGCTACCAGCTCGTCGAATGGGCCTGGGCCGAAGAGCCGTTTAAGATGGTCTGGGCCGTTCGGAACGATGGCTCCATGCTCACCTTATCCTTCCTAAAGGAACAGGACATCGTCGGCTGGTCGCAGCATAACACCAACGGAATATTCCGCTCGGTCTGCACCGTCACCGAACTCTCTAACGGAGTCTATGTCGATGCTATATACATGGCTGTGGAACGATATATTAACGGGCAGTGGGTTCAACAGATTGAGCGAATGGCTGACCGAGTATTCCCTACACTATCAGATTGCTGGTGTGTCGATTCTGCAATCGAATACAACGGAGCCCCGGCCCAGACCTTCTACGGTGCCAGCCATCTCGGCGGTATGTGGGTCTCAGGCCTTGCCGACGGTAATGTCATTCCCTCTTTCGTCATGCCTGGGAGTGGCACTTTTACCCTATCCGCCCCCGCCAGTAAAGTGATCATCGGCCTGCCGTATAATTGCGACCTCCAGACCCTTCCGATCGATGTCGGGTCTCCGACTATCCAAGGAAAGTTGAAGAAGATTCCGCATGTGGACATGTTGCTGAACCAGACCATGGGCCTTCAGATAGGTTCTAGCTTCAACACCTTAGTGAACATGAAGGACTTGGTAAACGGGGCCGTCTCTTCCGGCCTCACCGGCCAATCGGTCCAGACAGTAAACGGCCTATACTATGGCCACGCCAGGACCTTCCTTGACAACACCTACACCGTCCCAGGCCAATACTGTATCCGCCAAACTCTTCCCTACCCGGCCACCGTTGTAGGCGTCTTCCCGGCCCTGGAAGTCGGAGATGACAAATGATCATAATGGAAATCAACGCCCCGGCCATGATCCCTTGGCTCCCGTCGCTGAACCTATCGGCCGATGGGGAAGCCTTGTTGATTGACTGCGCTCGGGAATCGCGCCCGCTGATCATCGGTTGGGCCGGTGAGGATTTCCTCGGTTTCGCCGGATTGATCCCACCGACCTTTCTCTCCGGCGAGGCTTATCTCTGGTTCCACCACGCCCCCGCGGTCCTTGACCATCCGATCGCAGTGATCCGAGCGGCCAAGGCGTTTGTTGCGCAAATGCGCCAGCGCTATCCTCGCATAATCGGCCATTGCGTCAGTCCCTCATCCAGGCGTTTGGTTGCGTCCTTCGGAGCTAAGGTCGACGGCGACACATTCGAGATCATGTCATGGCCGACCCATTAACCGCCATAGCCACCCTAGGCGTCGGCGCCATTGGTATGGGCGCCACCATTGCTTGTGGGGGTCTTCAGGCGAAAGGCGCGATGCAGCAGGGCATCGCCACGCTCAAGCAGAACTACTACCAAGCCGGTGTCGCCCGAGTCAATGCCAGCATCGCCGAACAGAACAAGGAATGGTCGCTTAATCAAGGGGAACTCCAAGCGCAGCAATACGGCATCGGCGCCAGGGAGAAGATGGGCGCCATCCGCGCGGGCCTAGGGGCCTCGGGCCTAGACGTGCGAACCGGCTCAGCCGCCGATGTTCAGAAGTCCCAAGATGTCCTCTCCCACACCGACCTCGCTACTATCCGCTCCAACGCGGCGAAAGTGGCCTACGATTACGATGTCCAGGCGCTCCAATACGAAGACCAAGCGAAGCTCTACGAAATGGCCGGGACCAACGCCGCTTCGGCCGGTCAAATCAACGCCCAAGCCTCGACCGTCGGCACAGTCGCCAACGTGGCGTCGAAATGGATGCAGGGCTCGCAGGTGGGCATGTTCTCGCCATCCAACATATCGGCCGGGTTCTCTGACATCACCAGCACCGTCGGTGTCGCAACCGGCATCGTCAGCCCATTTGGAAACATGTAAATGGCCCAAGTTCCTTACTCCCCCGTCCCGACGGTATCGCCACAAGATCGGCCGATTCCGTATCGCGAAGAGAATGTCCCCATCGCGGCCTTTGGCGGCGCCACCGCTCAGGCCCTCCAACACCTCGGCGAGGTCGATCAAAGGGCCGGGACCGAACTCTTCGATCGCGCGGTTGCTATTCAGCAAATGGACCAACAAGCCCGCGCGAGCGAAGCAGTCTCCGGCTTCGTTACCCAACTCGGCTCGGCGACCGAAGAATATCGCCAGCTCACCGGCAAGGCCTCTGCGGATGGCTACCAACCCTACATCGACGGTGTCAACGCCCTCCGCGAGCACATCCGCGAGTCCCTGACCTCGCCATTCGCCCGCCGGGCCTATGACATGGAATCCCGCCAAATGATGTCCAGGGCCGTTTGGTCGGCCTCAAGCCACGCGGCCGATCAGCAGACGGCCTACCTTAAGCAGGTCTCGAAATCTGCGAAAGATGCGAACATAAACTACATGCTCGCCAATCCAGAAGACGATGCTACTTACAAAAAGGCCCTCGAAGCGGCCCCTGATATCATCCGCGGCGATGTCACATACCACGGCGCCGATGAGGATACAATCAAACAGGCCATTACCAGCTATCAATCCAATCTAACCCGAGCCCGCATCCAAGGCCTCGCCAAAACCAAACCCCTACTCGCTAAGACCCTCCTCGACAATGCCGCTGCGGATGGGAACATCCAAGGCCAAGACCTGCTCGATATGACCAACTATGTTCAAGGCCAGATGCACTCTCAGGGCTCGCAGCAGCTCGGCACTCAGATTGTGAGCGGTGATCACAACCGTCTCGGCGATCGAACTGATATTGACATGGGAATGGCGAAGAGGGTTGTAGGCGGTGGTGAATCGGGCAACAGATATGAAGTTCCACACCGACCAGTTCCCTCCGGACCACACAAGGGAGCGGTGGCTCAGGGCTACTATGGAGTCATGGACTTTCACTTCGGCCAGAAGTCAGGGGATGATGATTGGCCAGTGGAAGCTGGCCTGCCCCACATGACCCCGCAGCAATTTGTGCAAGACCATGACGCCCAGGACCGAGTCTTCGAGTTCAAATTCGGCCAGTTCTTAAAAAACCACAACGGGAACTTCAACGAGGCCCTTCGAGACTGGTTCGGCCATGGGCGCTCGGATGGTTTCACATCATGGGAAGATTACAAAACCAGGGCCAACGCCCGCCTTGGTCGGGAAATGTCTGGATCAACTCTTGGCGATATCGCTAGACAACGGGCTGGGGAACAGATGCCCGGCGACGAGGCCTTTGCCGAACTGACTCGCCAGAAGGTTGAAACACAGCACTATAGGGACATCCGCGACCAGAGGGAGGACGAGATTCGCCTCAAGATGCCAATCGATGACGCTATGGCCCCGAGTCCAGATGGAAAGGTAGTCACATCGCCAGAGGAACTGTTCGTCAAGAGCCCAGACTTACAAGATAAATGGAACCAGCTCAACCCCCATGATCGGAAGACCTACCTGCATGAAATGGAGGTCAACGCTAGGCAAGGTGGTTATGGCTACACGCCCGAAGGCGATGCGGAGTTCCAGCGCATTATTGGTGTCATGAAGGACCCAGATCGGTCGCCTGAGGAATCCGACGCGGCCGTTGGTATCAACATCATGTCCCTCAAAATCCCTTGGGTGCAGAAAGAGCAGCTCCTTCGGGCCCGTGAGCAGCTCATGAAAACCCGCGAGGCCGAGCCGGACATGAAAAAGGCGATGCAGGTCCTCATGCTGAGGGGTGTTCTCGACGACGCTGGACTAGAGCGGGGTAAGCTCGACTCCGACGAGCGGAAGGAATACAACCGGTTTGAAGGGGTTTTCTACCAAACCCTCCATGACACTCAACACGACCAGAAGAAGCCGTTAGCAGATGATGAAATCGAGGACATGGGGAGACGGCTGACGCAGCAGGTCAAGACCAAACAACCTGCGTGGTTTGGGCTTAGCACTAAAGAGGTCGACACGCCAGCGTATAAGGTCGAGCCAGACGCTGATCAACGAGACATTATCATCGGTGTCTGGAAGAAGGCCCATGCTGGTTTAGTCCCGTCCGAATCGGATATCAGAAACACCTTCATCGCCGCTCAATACACCTCCATGTATGGCAAGAAGAAGGCCAAGCCGAGTGAGTGATCCGACTTTAGACGATTACCAAACTGCTGTAACCGGCCTGTCGGGTGAGGCCCGGGCCGCGATCATGGGCTCGGCCAATGACAACCCGGAAACCGCGGCCAAGGCCTATCGTCTATCACAAGTGGCCGATTCCCCGCCAGAGACTACTTTCAAGAATTTTGATGAATTTAACAAACAGATCAAAGCGCGGATGGCCGGGGACATTGTCTCCAACAACCCCATCCTTCAGGAAATGGTCCGTGAGCATCCGCTATTCGGATCAATGGCCAATGACGATCTCGGGAACCTAGACAAGCTCACCCGCCAGTCGCAGGAAACGGCCCAAGTAGTAAACGCCTTGAATATGACGCGCGATGCCGCCAAGACCGCGGGTGAGGTGTTCAATCGAGCATATGGCGACGAGGCTTATGGGTCCTGGTTGCAGGAACCGGGCGGATTCTTCGACAAACACCGCCTAGCGTGGTCGTTGGCCGGGCTGATGGCCACACCGGCCGAGATGGTATGGCGGGGCACGTCGGCCGCGATCGAAGGGGCGGCTGGTGGCGCCGGGACCATAGCCCAAGAACTCCACGAACAAATATCCCACGATCCTGAAAGGGCCGCGCAGTTCGGCCGAGCGGTAGCTGGCGTGGTTGAATACCTTCCCTTGCATCAAGGGGAAGGCCTGCCCGAAGTTCTCCACGAAGGTCGGCCGCTTACATTCCACGAGGCCGCTCATCCCCGTCCGCCGACCCCGCTCGAAGAAGCCTGGAGGGCCGGATCGCCATGGTTTGAGGCCGGTGTTGAACCGCCCCGAGGCGTTCATCCGCTGATCGACCAAGCGAAGGCCCAGATCAACTCCGACTCCCTCGACATCCTCAACCGCGACCTCGAAGCGGCCCAAGATTCCTACCTTAAGGAACGTGACCCAGAGACTTTCAACAAGGTCCTCGAAAAGCGCTATGCTGATCGACACATCTTGATCGATGGCGACGCCGTCGCGGCCCTTTACGAAGGCAAAGAGCCTCATCAAGACGACGGCCTTCTCGGTTGGGTTCCAGACATCCAGGCGAAGCTAGCTTTAGCTCGTGAAACCGGCGAACACGTGGCCATTCCGATGAAGGACTGGCTCACCAACGTCGACCCGGCCATCGCCAAACTCCTCAACGATGACATTCGCATGTGGGCTGGCGGGGTCTCCAAGCGCGAGGCTATGGAGCCTTGGGAACCGAAGCTTCCAATCGATGCCCCATTGGCCCAGGTCCGCGGAGCCCATTCGCTCGAACCTATATGGGGCATGGGCGATCGAAGGGTGGATTTGGTTCGAAGGGAGGAAAAGCCACCGCTTACCGAAGACGAAGTCCTCGACCGCGCTCGGCAACGTGCTTATGACGAAGGTGGTTATTGGAACCGAATGACCCAAGCGGAGCGCGACCAATACATCGCGGATGCGAGGGAAGAGGCCAAGCCCACTGAGGGCTGGCACCAATTCACCCTCAACGACGAGGCCGGCAAGGCCGTCGGCTTCCTGACCCTCAGCGAACATAACGCAGGAAAGGAAGTCTTCGTCCAACTTATTCAAGGCTTCGAGGGCCATGACATTAACCGCATGGGCCCGAGTTTGATGAACCACCTACTCGGCCAAATCGCCGAGGAATTCCCCAACGCTGATTGGCTCTCCGGTCATCGAATCACTGGCGCCAGGGCCAAGGCCGGGACTGTGATGGAGCCCCATGCGTGGCCGCGCATTGACCTCAACAAGGTCCGCGAATACAAGCGCGGCGGGGTGCCATACGGGATCGATATTACCGGCAACATCGTTTCATTCAAAGGCATACTCAAGGGCGGCCAGTGGGTTCGCTACCTTCCTGGCATTGACACCTACCTCACCCCAAGGGACCTGATCCCTGAGGAACAGCGGCAGTATATTGACATAGTTAACCAAGAAGGCCGCAGGCTCGCACCGAAAGGGGTTGAGATCGGGCCGGCGACTGTCATTGTAGGGAAAGGCGTCACCGGGGTCCCTGGTAAGCAGCGCTTCTTGGGCATTCAGGCCCATGACCACGCTGCCCTTTCATCCATCCTCTGGTCCCTGACCGGCCCGCTTGAGCATGGCGGATGGGGATGGTTGGGTAAGGAAGGAGCCCTTTGGACCATTCGCCATGAGGTAATGCACCACCTTCGTCAGGCCGGGTTTATCCAAGACGGCGAATGGGCGGCGTTAGAAAAGGCCTCGATAGATAATGGCTGGCAGGACCAGTTCGATATCCACAACCGCTACTCGACCGGTTCGGTCGAGGCGAAGCTGGAGGAATCGATCGTCGAGGCCTTCTCGCAATGGCGCCAGAACAAGGACCTATTCGCGAAAGAGTTCAAGGACTACCCCCTCGCGAAGCAGGCCTTCGTTCGATTGGCCGAATTCCTCGACCGGATTAAGGATCGGATCGGGCAGCTTCTCGGTAGAGAACCAACCTTTGAAGATGTCTTTCGGCGGATTGATCGAGGCGAGGTCGGCCGGAGGAAGCCAACCGCTGGAATGGAAGCGCCAACCGAGGTCTGGGGCCAAGCACCGGAGGTCGGCCCTTCCATTCCAGACTTCCACAAGCAACTCGACCAACTCACTGCCACGGCCGGTGGTTTGGATGTCAAATCCTTCGAAAGACTCCAGCAGCTCCTGGACAAGCGCTTCGCCGATGACATCGAGGTCGCCAGAAAGCGGGCCGATCGGGAGCAGAAGAAAACCCAGACCATGGAGTGGAAGTCCAACCTCCGCGATGTAACGCGCGAGTGGGACGAGAGGCTCCGCGATCGGCCGGATATGGCCGCCGATTTGTTCTTCAACACCGGCGAGCTAGGCGGTGTCAAGCTTCCGAAGAAATACCGAATCTCTTCCGAGGACCTAACGCCTGAAGAAAAGGCCGCGCTACCGGCCAACTACGTCTCAAAGACCGGCCTTCCGATTGACCAGCTCGCGAAGATGTTCGGGTTCCCGAGCAGAGCAGGGTTGATCGAAGCCCTGACCCGAATGAAAGCGGCCCGCGGGGAGATGTCCACCCTCGACTATCTCGGCAAGTTGGTAAGACAAAACGCCGAGAAGACCATGGCCCAACGGTTCGGGGACCTTAAAGACAACATCATGGAGGCCGCCCACGACCAAGCGCTCTCTGACACGCAGATGAACCTAATCGCCGAAGAATACTACGGGGCCGCGAGCCTCGCCAAGACCACCCCGGCCATAACCAAAGAAGCAGCGCTTCAAGCGGCGAAAGATTACTTCGCTGGCCTTCCGGTTTCTTCTATCGATTCCCACAAGTTCAAAGACACCCTGGCCCGCCATGGCCGAGACGCCGAACGCGCGTTGATCGCCAATGACCCCGCCACCGCCTTAGTTTCTCTTCAGAAGAAAATGTTCTCTTCGATGATCGCCAAGCTGGCGATGGAACATGAAGCGGACATGAAGCGGTTTATGAGAATCTACAATCAGAATAAGAAATTCGACCAACCGGGAATGCTTCCGGAATATAAGAACTGGGTCCAGCGCATTCTCAAACAAACCGGCCTAAAAGTCTCCCGGTCCATGTTCGACATTGATAAAGAAATCGCCGCTGCGAGTGAGAAGAACCTCGCCGATTTCATCGCTGCGAAGAAAGCAATGCTCCGCGACATCCCGGTCTGGCCGGAACTCTACAACCCAAGTTGGCAGAAGTCCCTCAATGCCCTAACGACGGAAGAATTCAACGCGGTTTACAACTCCGTTAGGACCCTCAACTGGCACGGCCGGAATGAGATGAAGGTCATTGTCGCGGGGGAGAAGTATGATTTAAGCAACTTCAAACGCGTGCTTATTGGCAAGATGGTAGAGTTCAAGCAGAAGTATTACGACCT